CAGTAGACCCTGCTCTTGTTGCTGGTATTATGATAAAACAGTGTTTATCACAAAAATTTGGTCCTATTGGTAGAATATCTGTAATTGATGCAGAAAGAAATTTAGCAAAGATAAAAGGTGATGGGTCAGAGACAGCAGAAGTTAGTTGGACAGACCACAACGGTCAAAGGTTTAACTTTGAATTTATGGTTGATACTGGGCAAAATATAGATTCTCATAGTGATGGCAGTGATACAAATAATTCTGCAAGAAAACATAACACTTATATTTTTACTTTAAATGGAAAAGACACAAATAAGGTAAATGGTGGAGTTGTTTATGGTGCTAGAGATGAACCTGTGGAAAAACATTTAAAAAAGATTTATGAAAAATTAGGAACTAAGTGTTTTAAATCAGAAGTAAGAACTGACCCAACTTCTATTAATATTGATAAAAAAGGATTTTATGATGCAGTTCAAAAGTGTCTGAATAATTGTAAAGTCCAAGGTTCTGAAAAATCTTCTTATTGCGTGGTTTATTATGATAAAGATGGATGTCCAGTTTTTAATAGTTATGAAAATATGTTTAGTGGATCGCCTGTTGCTAATTTTGAAGAAAGTGCAACAAACACAAAACCAAATGATGGAATTATTATTGAATATTCGCCATTTAATATTTTTATGAATTCAGCAGAAACTAGAAAATGTGATGCAGATACGTGTCAATTTAATCCATTAAATGGTGGACTTAGATTAGGAGTAAAATCTAAAACTAAAACAAAATATAGAACTGCTGGTAGAGATCCTGGTAAAAAAGGAGCAGGCAATGAAAATAATACAATTCATAATTATCCAGATCCTTTAAATAATAAATCTAGACAAGGTAAATATTCTACAGCAGCAAATAGATATAATTTTCAATCTGCTCACCTTAATGATAATGCTTTTGAAATTACTGTTTTTTCTAGACCTGGTGTTGATATAGGGAAAGTTATTAACACTTCTATTCTAGCAAAAGATGATAAAAATACTACTACTGGAAATCCAAAAACAAATGGAAAAGGGTTAGTGAGGACTATTATACATAGAATTGGTGCTGTTGGAGAAGAACCAAGATATACTCAAGTGCTTCAAATTTTAAAGGGAGACCCAGAAGGGAGATAATAAATGTGGATGGGACAAATAGTTTGTAGACCTTTTGATGGTGATGATACTGGTGCGAGAGGAGTTAGTGTTGGATATACTGTAAGACCTATTACACAAAATCCAAAAGATATAAAAAAAGAAGACTTGTTACAAGCTAAAGTTGCTAGACAAACCGATTCGCCTGACCTTGCTGGTTTAGGTTCTACACCATTTCTTCCTATTGGAACTTATGTTTTATGTGAAACAATAAATGGAATTGTACATATTATGTCAACTTGTGGTAGACCTTTTGGGTCTAAAAATTATGTTCCTCCTGGAACTAGTAGTTATGATACAGATACTCACTTTGATAGTCTAGACCCAGAAAGAGGTGATACACAAAGAACCTCTCAATTAACAGCTCTCTATAATCAAAGAGCGGGGGGCGTTAAATATGAAGAACCAGATTGTAAAGATTTTGACACAACATCAACGAATAAAATGGTAGATTGGACATAAAATGGCAAAAAATCCTGTATATGAAGTTTCAGAAAAAGCGAAAAAACCTTTACAAACATTGGGTGATAGATATGCACCTACAAGAAAAATAAATACAATTGCCGGTGCTTTAAATACAAATTCAATATTAGATGGATTAAATGAAGTAGACCCCCAAAGACTATCTAATATTTTTCCAAGATTTTATGATGAAGTATCTAAAATAACTAAAACACTCTCAACTAAAGGAAATCCTGGAAATAGTTCTGGTGCAGCGGGAAATGATAAAGGTGGACAAACCCCAACTTCAGGAGTAAAAGAATTAGTAACAGATGCTCTTACAGGAGCATTAAGTATTTTGGTTAAACAGTATGGTTATGGTCCAGTTTTAGTTTCTTTTACTTTACCACTTTTTACTGATTTTGATGATTTGTTAGAAGATTATAAAGAGATGGTAAAAGACTCTCTTATGTCTTTGTATATTTCAGTTTTACTTTATGGTGAAAATAATCTTCCAGTATCTATTATACCAGAGATAGTATTTGGTGATAACATTCCACCAAATGTAGTAACAACTATTCCTGATTTTTATGTTCAGGTATATTATACAAAAGAAAATGATCCATATCCTGGTTATGTTGAATATGAAGGACCAAATCAAGAAAAAGTATATCTTCTCAGAACTTCAGAATATTTGCCTTTTGATAATTTAGAACAAGAAGTTTATACTAATGCTGAAACTGGATTAGCAACTGATTTATCTCCTTATATTGTTTCTATAACTTTAACAGTGCCTATATTAAATGAACTATTAGAAAAATATTGTAATCAAGTAGCAGATACAACTGAAGATAAAGCAGCAGGTAAAAATTCTGGTAATTCTACTGATTTAGTTAGTATGCTTGGTCCAATACTTGGTGGTGCTATAAATCAAGCAAAAACATCTCATTTACCAAATTCATTTTTAGATAATACAAAAATGAATAAATTGTTAAATAATGCCACAAAAGAACATAATGTTTTAAAAAATGTAATTGAAAAATATGCAAATCTTGCTATGAAACCAAATAGTAAATCTAAAAATATGAGTAATAATTTAAATAATACAACTTTTTCTGTAAATCAAATAAAGGATGAATCATTAACACATTTGTCAAGAATGTCTGGAAATCCAAATACAGAAGTAGCAGAAATAGATTTAGAAGATTTTAAAGCAAAGGTAGAAGAATTAGATGATGTGTTTAATGACACCACAGATATAGCAAAACTTCTTAACTTTGTAAAGGAAATAGTTTAATGAGTAATAACGATCATAAACCAAGATTACCAGATGAATCAGGAACAAATGCTGGAGTCCCTACTGTAAACAGACGAAACTCATTTCCAGTTGTTAAAAGGGGTCCAGATGGATCTGTTACTCACGAAACTCGTGATAATTCTAATAATAATGATTGTGATCATTCAACTACCATAACATCTGATGGTGGTTTTACTTGTAAAAACTTTGATTCAAAAAGAAATTCTCTTGATTTATCACTAAGTCCGGGCAGTGTAAGAGAATATTCTAACAATAAAAGTAGAACAACAAATGCTAATGATGATAAAAATGTTGGAAAAAATAGTAAATCTGGAGTAAAAAAAGAGAGAGGTCGTGAAACTGGAAATAATGATGTAAAAGCAGTTGGTGGAAATATATTTACAGCAGCAAATGGTCCTATTACTACTGTAACTGCTATTGGTTCACAAAACAACAAAGAAAAAGTTACTTCAGGAAATGATAACGAGAAAGTTACAGGTTCTAAGAATTGTTCTGTAGAGAAAGATTGTTTTCATTCTACTGGTGAATCAAGATATGATGTAGTAAAAAATGGTGAATATGCAATACATGTTCAAAATGGAACATTAGATGTTCTTTCTAAAAAAACAGTTAGAATTACTGGTGATGAAAGAGTAATTTTAACTTGTGGTAGTTCTTACATTTTAATGTTACCTAACAGAATAGAAATAGTTGCTGATAAAGTAGATATAAATCCATCTGCAAAAACAATAGATGTAGAAAATTTGTCGGGGTCTACTTAAATGCCAGGAGCACATAGAGATACTGATAGTAGATTTTGTGGAGCTGCGACTATAGTACAAAATCAGTCTACTGTTTATGTAAATGATTTATTATGGGCAGTTAATGGAGACCCTAATAATCACGGGGCTGGAAACTTAAATGCAGTGTTTGGAGAACTTAACATTTATATTGAAGATAAATTAATTATAGTTGCTGTGGGTGACGAAGCGGCTGGTGATAATTTTCTACACCCAACAGGACTAACTAACCCATCAGGAAGTTCTTCAGATGTATTCGCATACGATTAAGGAAAAAATAAATGGTAACTAGACCAACAAGAGCAGAATCTATTTCACCAAAAGAAAAACAAGGTGAAGTTTTCTCTGACTTTTTAAATTCTTTTGCAAAGACTCCTATTGGAGAACAACTTGGTCGTGTAATAAATGAAAAATCAGTAAACCAATCATTAAGAAATCTTATTAAAACAAATGTTGGTGAAAGACTTTATCAACCTTTAATTGGATCAGATGTAAATGCATCTCTTTTTGAGAATAACACAGAAGCACAATTAAGTAAAATTGAATTTTTTATTGAAACCACAATATTAAACAACGAACCAAGAGTAAATCTTATTGATGTATTAGTTGAATCCTCCTTAGATATAAAAACTAGTCAATCAAATAATCCAATAAGTGAAAACGAAATAGTAGTAACCATTGTTTATACTCTTATAAATAGTGTAGAAGAGATAGTATTAACAATACCATTACTGAAAAGAGTTCGTTAAATGGCAAATAGTTCATTAAACATTTCGTCATTAGATTTTGATACACTAAAACAAAATTTTAAAACTTACCTTCAAAATCAATCTGTTTTAAAAGATTATGATTTTGAAGGTTCAAATATTAATGTCTTACTTGATGTAATGACATATAACTCATATTTGAATTCTTTCTATTTAAATATGGTTGCGTCTGAAATGTTTCTGGATTCTTCTCAGAAATATGATTCAGTTGCATCACATTCAAAAGAATTAAATTATCTTCCTATTTCAAATAGATCATCAGTTGCATTTCTTGATTTGACATTTGAAACAACTGGCATTGATGGTCCTCTTACAATTCCAAAAGGAACTAGATTTTCTGGTTCAAATTCAAATGATTCTTTTGAGTTTGTTACTAATGAAGTAAATATCATTACATCTGCAAATGATACTTACTCTATTTCAAATGTTGAAGTATTAGAAGGTTCATTTTTTCAAGATTCTTTCATATATGATTCAACAGATGAAACACAAGTTTTAAGATTATCAAATGAAAATATAGATGTTAATACTCTTACGATTACAGTAATAGAGAACAATGGTGCTAATTCATATAACTACACAAGAGCAGAAAATCTTCTTGGTATAAACAAAAACTCACAGGTATTTTTCTTACAACCATCTGATAATAATAGATATGAAATTGTTTTTGGTAATGATATTTTTGGAAGAAAACCACAAAACTTTGCCACTATAGAAGCAGACTACATTGTAAACAATGGCAAAGATTCCAATGGTATTTCAGATATCTCTCTTGTTGATGATTTAGGACCAATAAACTCTGGTGAAGTCACAACAGTAACTTCAACAGTTGTTACTAATTCAGCAGATGGTGCTTTTCAAGAAACTATAGATGATGTTAAATTTAGAGCACCAAGATTTTTTGCTACACAACAAAGAGCAGTTGCATCAAATGATTATTCTGCTTTAGTTTTATCTAGATTTGGTGGTGCACTATCAGATGTTAATGTATACGGTGGACAAGAAGTAGAACCTAAACAATATGGTAAAGTTTTACTTTCATTAAAACCAGCATCAGGAACAATTGCTCCAGATTTTCTAAAGAACGATGTTCTTAATTATCTATTAGATTATATTGCTCTTCCAAATAGAGTTGTTTTTGTCGATCCAGATTTCTTTTACATTCACGTTATATCAACAGTTCAACTTAATACAGTAACATCATTAAAATCTGTATCTGATATTGATGCATTAGTAACTCAAGATATACTAGATTTTGGAACTGATACTCTATCAAAATTTGATAATGATTTTAGATATAGTAAGTTTGTTACATCTATTGATGCAGTTGATGAAAACATTACAAGTAATGACACACAAGTAAGATTGCTTTCAAGACAAACACCAAAAGTAAATGAAAAAGTAAGTTTTGTTATAAACTACAACAATGAATTAGAAG